AGTATGTAAAAGATATGATGTTCAACATCTTATTCAATGCAATCAATCGACCCATTCCTATTTGTGACCAAGCGGTCTATAATGTTTTGATTCAAACACAACCATTTAAAGGTGTAACATACTTTGCCAAACAATTAGATGGTTGGGCTTGTCAGGCCGGTACTACAGTTGACCCATCAAAAATTGAATCATTCAGACCACATTTACTGGAACCAGAACCAAAATTTGAAGATGGTATTGTTAAGACATCGTTAGGCAGACCATTTGCCATCGTGCATCAATATGACCGAGTGCCAGAATGGAAAGAATTTATTAAACAAAAATATCAACAAGAAGAATTGATTACCTTTAGGACAGAATAATGGATTTTGAAAAAGAATATCAAGATGCCTGTGCAAGAGATACAGACATACACGAACATTTACCGATTATCTCCGAATTAACATCACAATGCAATCATGTGACCGAATTAGGAGTGGGTTGGGCTCAAAGCACTCGTGCTTTTTTACGACATGATGTGGAATTACATAGTTATGAATTTATGCCACAACCTGGTATTCGTGAGTTTTTTGATGAAGCCAAAAATGCTGGTCGTAATGTAACACTTCATATTGATGATACTCGCAAAGTAGACATTGCAGAAACCGATTTAATGTTGGTGGATAGTCTACATATCTATGAGCAGGTACAAAAAGAATTAGAATTACATGCGGGTAAAGTTAAAAAGTATTTGTTATTTCATGACACTACATTATTTTCCGACCAAGGCGAGTTTGGTGGCAAAGGTATCTGGCCTGCAATTCAAGAATTTATGGACTCACATCCTGAATGGCAATTGGTTGAAAGGCGAACCAATAATAATGGACTAACTATTTTAAAACGAGTTTAACATGAAAATTTTTATTACAGGCATTGCAGGATTTTTAGGTAGTCATTTAGCTGACAGAATGTTGGAGTTAGGTCATGAGGTCGTTGGTAATGACACATTGATTGGTGGTTACCGTGATAATGTACCTAAAGGTGCAAAACTTCATGTAGTAGATTGTTGTGATGTTGAGAGTATGACATTCTACATGAAAGATGTTGATGTGGTAATTCATACAGCAGCTACAGCTCATGAAGGACTTTCTGTTTTTTCTCCAAGTTTTATCACCAAAAATATTTTTGAAGCTTCTGTTGCAACCATATCCGCAGCCATACAAAATAAAGTGAAACGATTTGTATATTGCACATCAATGGCACGATATGGTAATCAGCCACATCCATTCACAGAAGATATGACACCACAACCTGTTGACCCATACGGTGTTGCCAAAGTTGCGGGTGAAGATGTATTAAAAATTCTATGTGAAACTCACGGTATGGAATGGAACATTGCTGTACCACATAACATTGTTGGTCCTCGTCAAAAGTATGATGACCCTTTCCGTAATGTGATGAGTATTATGATTAATCGTAATCTCCGTGGTTTACCAGCAATCATTTATGGTGATGGACTACAAACTCGTTGTTTCTCATATGTTGATGATTGTGTTGGTTGTTTAGAAAAAATGGCTTTGGATCCTAAAGTTGTTAGTCAGATTATCAACATTGGCCCTGATGATGGTACAGTAACAATCAAAGAGCTGGCCAAACTCGTTGCAGATGCAACAGGATTTAAAGGCGAAGCAATTCATATGCCAGACCGGCCACGAGAGGTCAAACACGCTGATTGTTCTGCTGATAAAGCTCGTTGGTTGTTGAATTACGAAACAAAAACAACACTACAACAATCGATTCAAGAAACGGTAGAGTATATTAAAGAAAAAGGACCTAAAGAATTTGATTATGCTTACCCTTTAGAAATCGTAACTGAAAAAACTCCTAAGACTTGGTCGGAAAGATTAATGTAATGGCTTCTATATCATTTCTACATCTGGCATCTGCTGGTAAAAATATTTCAACAGAAAAAGTTGTCAGTAATATTAGACAACACCATCCTAAAGCTTACTATTTTTTGGGTTCAGATGCAGCCGATGATTTATCTGGTATTGCCAAACAATACAATTTAGATTATCATTACTTTGATGATAAGTTAGGATATCCGACACAACCATTTGGTTATAGAAAAGAAAAAGTATTATTATGGTTGGAAAGATTTCATCATGCAGCCGAAAATTGTGGTACATCACATATCATGATGGTTGAAGATGATGTTTGGATTAAGAAACCCATCACAGTAAAAGATGATTGGGAAATGGCCTGCCATAAGATTAGTCACGGTAATCGTTTTCCACCAGAAGTTTTAAAAATGATGGAAGAATTTTCTGGTGTAAAACCAAAAACCGATTTTTATGGTGGTGGCGGAGGTTCAATTTACAATGTAAAAACCTTTTTAAAGAATTACACACGCATGACCACATTGATTAATGACAAATGGGATTATATACAAGACAATCATTATCCTACAATCGGTTGGATGGATTGTTTAATGGTCGCATACTACATGTTTTGTGGTAAAGACTATACAGAAAATCCTCATATGACAGATACACATCATCATCAGAAAGGTTTTGATTTTGATAGATTTGTAGAAGAACAACCAGAACATATTGAAATTATTAACAATTATAAAAAATATTATTGGCCATCTAACGATGAAGTTTTAACATTTAATACTGCATTAGCATGAACGACATTACAATAGTTACCGCTTTCTTTGATATTGGTCGTGGTGAATGGACACCAGATAAAGGCCTTCCACACTATTTGCAACGAACAAATAAAACTTATTTGGAAAGATTTGGTCACATGGCCAAACTTGAAAATGAAATGGTCGTCTATACCTCAAAAGATATGGTAAAAGAAATTGAGTTTCTCAGACAAGATAGGCCAACACATATTCTTACTATGAATTGGAAAGAATCTTTTAAACCAATCAAAGAACAAATTTCAAATGTTCAGAAAAATCCAGAGTATCAAAATAAAATAAATCCCATGCAAGTGCGCAATCCAGAATATTGGAATGCTGACTATGTTGTAGTAAATGCTCTCAAATCTTCTTTTGTTAATCGTGCAAGTGATTTAATAAAAACTGATTTAGTAGCATGGCTGGACTTTGGATATTGCCGTGATGCTTCAACTCTTAATGGAGTAAAGAAATGGCAATATCCATTTTCCAAAGATAAAATACATTTCTTTAATTTAAAAGATTGGGTGCCTGAAACTTACATACAAGATGTGATTGCAAACAATGATGTTCATATTACTGGACCCTGTATTGTTGGTGGTAAAGAAGTTTGGCCTAAATTAGAAGCATTAGTTCACCACAATATCAATGAATTATTAAAAAATAATTTGATTGATGATGACCAAACTTTATTGTTGATGTCTTATCTTCAAAAACCAGAATTGTTTGAATTACACAAAGTTAATGGTGATGATTGGTTTATAGTATTTAAGGAATATAATGTTAATACACGTTAGTTGTACCGCAAATTTAGGTGATTTTGCCAACGCACTGCCTGTCATATCAGGTTTATCTTTATCCGATGGTGGTCGACCAGTTGACCTTGTTATTCGTGGCGAGATGAGAAAATTTCTTGGTATTAAAGAATTGTTGTTACAACAACCATGTATTAATTCGGTTGAGTTCGATGATGAAGTGTTTTTTAATGGTGCAATGAATCTTAGTTCATGGACAAGAATGGATCAAAATAATCCTAACCGTCCAGTAGAAACTTGTCGTTATGAAAATTGGGTTAGAGACCATTATCAAGTGAATTTTCAAGTAGATGATAATTTTGAATTGATAGTCGAAGATACACCATACGAAGATTTTAGTGGCAAATATATTATTGGTGACCGTTGGAATCATCCTACGATTGATACACGAAGAAAAACACAAGTGGTGAAAGATGGTGTAAATCCCGATTCTGATAAAGTTGAATATTTGGATTACAATAAATCACTTATGCACAATCTAAATCTCATTAAACATAGTGAAAAACCTTTTATCACCACATTTACCGGCATCGGCATTCTTGCTGACTTAATGAATAAAGAAACCATTGTTTGTTGGGACGAAGATATGAGAATGTGGGACGGACATCCCGTTGAATACGATTTTATACGACACTATTATGGTAATCGTAAATCAAAATTAGTTTATGTGAAAGATGTTACTCTATGATTATCAATATTGAACCAGGAACATTTGGCACAGTTCGTAACGGTGATATGATTGCTGTTGCTAATGTATTAGAACATATTAGAAAAACAAACAACAATCCATTAATTCAGTTTCATCTAAAACCCGGTAATGTTAGCGATGACACACATTGTCAGACATTTTATGAAATAATGTTGAAGATGACTAACTATTTTTCAACAGAACCAGGTGAACAGTCTTTGCCATGGAGAAAAGTGAATGTTTGGGATTTTCGTGATATATGTGGAGATTTAGTAAAAATAAAAAATGATGCACCAATGGAAAAGAAAATTGCTGTTTTTCCATTATTTGATGCACCATATAATCAATGGCGGAATTGGCCAAAACAAGTATTTGAACAAATCATACAGAAGTTTTCTACTGAAGAATATAAAGATTATGAAAAAATAATCTGTAAAAAAGGTGAACCAACGGAAGGTTGCCCATATGAAGGTTGGCGGTATTCTACCAACTTTGTTCAGAATTATTACCATATTACCACAGCCGAGGTGTTTGTTGGTGGTGATACTGGTTCCAGCCACTTTGCTTGGGCGCTTGACAGAGGACCCCAAGACCTGTTATACTATGGATCCAGTCGAGGTCTAATTCATACTTTACCATTCTATCTTTTAGAAGGAAAAGGTAAAATGACGACCTATTGGTTGGATTTTGAAGGCACAAAATGGAACATTTGAGTTCGTATATATCGAACCCAATAATTTAAGACTTGTACCATAAAAACTAAGAAGTTGTATAAATAAGCAACCGGCAACCAAAGTGTGTTGCATATCTAGTAAGGAAATCAATGTATTCGTTTTTTATGTTTCTCAAAGAGGAAGATGAAAGTGGTAAACTCAAGCATATAACTCATGCTGAGGACAGGCCTCTTCAAAAAGGATCCGAAGGTTTTGGCCACGCCGTTGGTGCATTACAACAAGCACACGAACACATTAAATCTGGTGGCCACAGCACCGCATTGACAATGAAATATGATGGTTCTCCATCATTAGTATTTGGTCATCATCCAGAAACCGGTAAATTTTTTGTAGCATCAAAATCAGCTTTCAATAAAAATCCAAAAATCAACTATACAAATAAAGATATTGAAAAAAACCATGGCCATGCACCAGGTTTAGTTGAGAAATTAAAACACGCATTAGAACATTTACCTAAAGTGGCACCAAAAAAAGGTGTATATCAAGGTGATGTAATGTTTAGTGGTGAAGATAAAAAAGAAACTAAGCATGGAGTATCATTTACACCCAATACAATTACATATTCTGCCAAAGGTGCAGAAGGTGATAAAATCCGTAAAGCCAAATTTGGTGTGGTAGTCCACCAACAATATCACGGTAAAGATATTGGTTCAATGAAAGCGGATGCTAGTCCTGATGTTCATAATTTTAAACAACACGAAGATGTTTGGCATAAATCAGCTGAACACGATTCATCAAAAATAAATTATTCAGAAAAAGACCAAGAACAATTTAGAAAACATATTGATTCTGCACAAAAAATACACGACAAAATGGGTCAACAAATGTACCGTGTCACAGAACCACATCGTGGTGAAGGCGGCCATTTAGAAACATATATCAATCAAACTGTTAGAACTGGTGAAAAACCTACAGCAAAAGGTTTACAAAAACACATACAAAATAAATTTGTTAAAGCTGCAGCCAAATTAAAAACACCAGCAGCTCAATCAAGAAAAGAAACAGAAGCCAAATCTCATATGCAACATATTGAAGGTAATACTGAGCACTATAATAACCTTCTAAATATGCATCACCATCTACAACAAGCAAAGAATGTATTAGTGAAAAATTTAGAAAAAAATACTGGCGGTTTAGAACATCACATTGACGGTAAACCCACGGGACCTGAAGGTTTTGTAGTCAATCATGCTGGTGAACCAACTAAATTAGTTAATAGAGCAGAGTTTGCAAAAGCCAATTTACTTAAAGTTAGAAAATGAAATCATTTTTAGAATTAGTTGAAGAAACTAAACAAGGTGAGAAACACCATGTGATGACTTTTGGTCGCATGAATCCTCCCACAACTGGTCACCTAAAACTCATCCATAAAGTAAAAGATGTTGCACAGAAACACAAAGCGGAACATACCGTGGTAGTTTCTCATTCACAAGATTCTAAAAAGAACCCTTTATCCGGTCAACAAAAAGTAAAACATCTAAAACGATATTCACCTGGTACGAATTTTAAAACATCTTCCAAAGAACATCCATCAATCTTTCATCATGCAGCCGAATTACACAAGAAAGGCGTAACCCACCTTCATGTTGTGGTTGGTTCTGACCGTGTCAAAGAATTCAAAGATTCATTACACAAGTATAATGGCGTAAAAGGTAAACACGGTCATTACGATTTCAAAAAAATTACGGTTCATTCTGCTGGCCATCGTGATCCAGATGCTGAAGGTTCTGAGGGTATGTCTGGTACCAAAATGCGTCACCATGCATCCTCAGGCAATTATAAAGAATTCAAAAAAGGTGTACCAGAACATGTTGCAGACCACCATGCCAAAGAACTCTATCACGACACTCGTAAAGGTATGGGATTGCATGAAAATGTCAATCGTGGACTATTCAAAGCAATTTTTGTAACTGGTGGACCTGGTTCGGGTAAAGATATTATCATTCGTGAAGCTATACCTGAAGGTCGTGCAGTAGAACTCAATTCATCACAAGCTTTTGATTATCTTGCGGATAAACAAAAATTATCAGAAAAAACCAATGATTTTCGTAGAGAAGCCATTCGAAACCGTGGTCCATTAATCATTAACAGTCCAGCCGATAACATAGACAAAATCAACCATATCAAAGAAGAATTGGAAGATTTAGGTTACAGAACTATGATGGTATTTGTTAATACAACTAATGAAGTTAGCCAAGAGAGAAATACAAAATTATCTCGTATGATGGTAGAATCAATTCGATATGATAAATGGTCACAAGCTCAGAAAAACAAAGAGCTTTTTGCCGAATCTTTCAGAAGGTTTATACAAATTGATAACACAGGTTCATTGGAAAGTATTGAAGAAGATATAACTCAAACTTACCTAAATATCAATGAATTTATTGAAAACCGAACCTATGGTGACATTTCTTTATCGTGGTTAGAAAAACATGGTAAATTAAATATAGGTGATAATAAAATTAAGGAAGAAAAAAATGTTCAAAGCACTAATAAATTTACTAAAGTTAAAACCAATCCAGAACTCCGAGCAGGTGGCCTCGATAGTTTGCCCGCCGACAACCGAGGCAACGAGCCCCAAACAGACGACCTCCGATACAACGCAGGTAAGCGAACAAAAACCTACACCTTCAAAACCTACAGCGAAGCCAAAGGTCCAACACTCGAAATCAAACCGGTCCCAAAAGAAGCCAACTTCTCCAAAGACAAAGAAAAAGTAAAGAATAAGAAACGATTCACCGATGCTCCGACTGTTAGTCAAAGATTAAGAAATACGTCCGGCATCGGTCCAGAATTTGATACACGCCAGCAGGGAACAGTATATCCCATGTCCGGTCTAGGCGATGTAACATACAGAGAACAAAAAGAATTCAGTAACTTTAGAAAAACAATTAAAGAGTATAAAGGTTTTCAGAACGACCCTACCATATCTGGTATGGGTGTAGGTGGTGTTCTGAATGGAGCTACAAATCTTGAACCTATGCAATCTTATAAAGATGCGGATAGGAACATTGGTACACAAGTAAAAATTAAAAAGAAGAATAAACAGGAGAAATAAAATGTTTGTTAACAAATTAAAGATGAATTCAGTTGCTGAAGCTGTAAAGAAAATTACAGAAAAAGAAGATTCATGTAAAGATGAAGTAAAAAAACATGAAAAGAAAATGCATGGTAAAGACGGTGAAGTGGCCAAGCATGTAGACCAAATGCACAAAGAAGAAAATGAACTGTCTGAAGCTGAAAAAGTTATGACTTCTACTGGTATGAAAGTATACGGTTCTTCTTACGGCAATTCAGCTAAAGCTCGCCGTGACCAAGTTAAAAAAGACATTGATACACTTAAAGGTCCTAAGTCTAAAGATTTGTTACAAAAAGACAAAGAAGATTACATGAAAACCAAGGGTCGATATGATGAAGCTGCTAAACCAGATTTCTTGGACATGGACAAAGACGGTGACAAGAAAGAGCCAATGAAAAAGGCAATTGCTGATAAGAAAATGAAAGAAGATACTGAGTTTAAAGATAAACTCATTGAAGCTCTTAAAGGTAAACAACATAAGATTGATAAGAATAAAAATAACAAGATTGACGCTCAAGATTTTGCAATTCTTCGTAAAGAAGAATCTGAAGAATTAGATGAGAAAGCAGGTTACTCCGCTAAAGCTGCTCGTGCTGGTAAAGATATTGGCAAACCAGGTAAAGCATTTGGCATGATTGCAAAGAAAGCTGGTGAACGATATGGTTCCGCTGAAGCAGGTAAGCGTGTAGCTGGTGCCATTCTTTCTAAACTTCGCAAAGAAGAAGCCGATGCTGATTGGACAGAAGAACAAGCTGATGCCATTTTAGAATACTATGAATTAGAAGAAAGAGAAATGACTGATGCTGAAATGGCTAAGCGTGAGAAGATTGTCAAAGGCATGAAAAAAAGTTTAGCTGGTTTCAAAGCTCGTTATGGTGAGCGTGCAAAGAATGTCATGTATGCTACCGCCAATAAACAAGCGATGAAAGAAGATACGATTGAAGAAAAGGCTGATCCAAAACATCGTACCAAAGATACATTAAAAGGTCAAGAGCCAACAACACAGTCTGATGATGTTGGTCCTGGTTCTGATGGTAAGTCTACAAAAATCAAAATCGAGCAAGTGGAAGAAGAAGTAAAAAAGTCTGATATTCCAGCTTTTCTTCGTAAGGCTCGTGGT